AGCGAATATGAGGGACTCAACCGCGAACGTACCGCCATTACCCATCGATGATATCTTCGAATAACGAAGAGTTTCACCCCCGGGTAACTTCCCTTTTGGGGAGCGGATATCGCATAAGTAATCGTACCATTCTTTAGGGAATAGTACTTTGACTGCTCGCATACTCATAGAATCAGATGCGGCTTTCAGATCAATAGTAACCGGAGCTAAGAAGCTCTTGTCTAAAGATCCTACTCGTGCGAGTTCCTGGTTTTTCGACTGTTCGTCGAGATTAATTCCAAACTTCTTCAGACGTTGACGAATAAATCCATCAACGCCTAGCTGAAGCATAAGATTAATCCCAGGTTCGATCGCGATAGGCCTGTCCTTGCGACAGTCCTTCGGTACAGTTGTAATTCTATTCCCCTCAACAATTTGGAATACACGTTCCCACATCTTCCGATGTGGTAGCGCACGTTCCTCCTTGCTGAGTGAAAGATAGTAGTCATGCCTAATGGCGGACCACCACCTTTCATCGGAAAGAATTAACTTCTTGCCGTGTTCGAGACACCGAGACGTAACATGGTAGGGCCAGGTAGCATACTTATTGTATGTATCAACCCAGCCTTGAGATGTTGACGTGGATGCCCCCGGCCCATGGCGAGCCGAGACCGTTAGCTCTTCGAAGTGAGGAAGTTCTTCACCGATAACCATACGGATAAACCGTTTGGCATCTAGAAGAACCGTATCGTTTGGCGAATGCTTTACGACACGCCAGCCTCGCGTATTATACCGCGAACACTGGTTCTCCCCATCCAGGAATATCTGGATACCGGCCTGCTTTCGCAGATCGGCATCCCCTGGAAAAGGGAACTTCTTGAGTAACGACGCTAACAACAGCCTATTCCTCGCGGAATAGACATCGACACCCGGGGTTATACTCTGTAAACCCCAGGCCTCGCTAATGCTAAGGTAGCCAGAAAGATCACGCTTCCGAATTACTCGGTTAATCGTGTCTAGGCTATCCGCATCAAGTTGAGGCGCTAAGCAGTCACAGACTGCTTGGAGGACGACCCACGGATAATCCGCAGGCGGTCTTACAGCCGCACTGAACGGTCTGCATTTCATCGGTTTTTGCCGATGACGTGGTTTCTTATATTTCATAAGGAACTCCTTGTAGAGTTAACAGTCTAAGCCAAGGTGCAAAGCACCTGTGTACGCGTTGGAGATCACTCACGTGACCTCCTATTCATACACTGGCTCGGACTCTCTCTCTGTAAACGCCCCGCAAAACTGGAATAAATCCAGAAAAGCGTGGCTTGTGTTGGAAAGGTTGGCTGAGCTATTGTCGCAATACATGAAGACGTCGGTATTTAAACCTTCGTCACCATTTCTTGTAACATCACTCGGCACAACACAACCATCCGCTCCGTTTAGGCATCGAGGGATTGCTCCTTCGAACCGACGACGCAGCTGGGATCCACAAGGTTTGCTAAGCAGGTCGCGCACCGCGCGGCTGCTCGCAAAACGACACACAGGGAGATCCTGGTCAATTTTACCATGATCGTTTCCTTTCATGGTTAGATCTCCAGGTTCTCTACAAGGTCCGTCGCCAGGTCCGGATTCATCGTATCATCAAGGAAGTCCTTGATAGACGCGATGAGGGCACTG